CGACAGCCTTGTGTTGTTACAATTGTCCAATAAATGGAACTAATTGCCGAACGGGGAGAAATTTGAGAAAGGGCGTAATGTGCTCCGTCGCGGCCCTCTTGGCCGCCGCAGCCCACGCTTTTTCGTTCTCGCGAATAATCCGCTTCCAACGGGATACCTTTTGTTCATGAGCATCCATATCGAACCAAGATTTTTCGATAAGGTACTCAGTGACCAACGTTTCGCCGGACAAATCAAAGTGGTAGGGACTCCCCACCTCTTCCACTTTACCAGCGATACGGTATCTATCCCGTCTTTCTCGAGCAGCCACCATCAAATAGGCGGCAAAGTTCAACTTAGGAGTTGAAACTGTCTCGAGATCGTATAACGGACTATCTGCTGCCACGATAATCGGCGCAGGAAGCACTTTCCCAATGAGTTGATGAAGCTTGTATATTACAGGCTCGGCAATATCTCTTATCTTAGAGATAAGCGGCTCAGCACCCTCAGTACCACGACGTAACAGGGCTCTCGCTTGCGCGAGATTGTCCATTGTCGGATACAAGAGTGTTTTACCAATATAAGAAAAGTAACGCTCTGCTGGAATAATCAGAGTATCACCTTTCTCATCGACCAATTCGGGGATCTCCTTCCCGATTGGCATGCCGAAATCTTCGTAAATTTCAACCTTGAAGCCAAAGTCCTCATTAGTTAACCAAGGGAGTCCAACACCGCCTAATTTAGCGGGGACAAACCAAGGTAAACGAACAGACTTTAGAACTTCACGATTGACGTCAATGAAGCGTTTGTAAACTTTCAGTCTTAGGCGAGGGGGCGCCGTGAGTAACAACTCACGAGCCCGGTGCCATAGTGGGCCTTCATCATGAAGGCCCCGCTCATTTCCTTGCACAAGCAAGTCATCTTTCGATGAAGAGCGGGATAATCCCAACATTAGACCATAGTTCACAAAATGGACCATTTCAAATCCCAAGATCTCGGTATCGTTACTGATCTGTTCTCGGGATATCACTCGAAACTCACGCGAATTTATATTTAGAAAATCGCGAGAGACGAAGGTCTTTCCTACAGACTCCTCCATACCCGTGAAATAGCAAAGACGATGCCAGTAATCGTAACCCTCTTGGGTCGATTTCAAGACAAAGTCATCGCCATTCACACGGAGAGGAATCTGGGAGAGCTTCTTCCAACGTTTCGAGACATAATAGTCCACGGCTGCACATACGGCAGCGTTAACGATGCAGAGAACAGGAAACGACATAATCGATCCCATTAACTGCCCGTTCTTTTGCTCCTTGAAGCATTTCTTACGAAGATCTGCCTCTTCCAGCTTAAGCCAGTCTTCCCAGTCGGGATAGACAAACTTAATATCGGTGAGCTCCTGCTCAGACAACTTTCCTTTTCTAGCTCGCTGAATTACCGAATAAATCGGATGTTCGATTTCATGCCCAGTCATTGACTTATGGGCAAGAATCCGAAGATCCGTCGATAATTCGAGATTCATAGCGAGACGCTCAGTGACCCATTGAGACCAATAGGGGTGCATATTATCCGTCGCGGCTTTATAGTCGCCAGAGATAAATACTTGCCCCTCTCGGAGTTTCCCAAAGGCGGAAGCAATAGCTTCCACACTTACGGGCTCACCAATAAACTGAAACGTAGGATGTCGTCGAAGTCGCGAGTGCAGTAACTTCTGCAGCGGCTTCAACCGATAATAAGTAAGCGGGGGCCCTTTCGAGATAACTCGAACCTTCAGGGCCTCTGCTAGCGCGACGAGCTTAACCGTAGGTTGCTCCTCCTTTGCCGCGGCTAGGATGAACGCCGAAACGTCCTCCGCTATTCGCTCCACATCAGAAGCGAATTCTGGCTTGAGCTCAAGCTCAATAAACTGATTAGCGATATGTTCGTTTTCACCATTGTACGGCTCTGGTTTTTCCACCAGCTGCCTACGCAATAGTGCGACACTTGGACCCCAACGAAGATAGAAATTATCCACTTCGTGCAAGAGATTTCTATACGCCGGTTCTGCGACCCCAAAGTCTGTGGTCTCAGCTTCCGACAGAATATCCTGCAAAAGTCCAAATGTGCCGGCTACATTCCGGCCCGCAACATAGTTCGCATTCACTGACGGAATACCGGGATTAATACCCATTTCGACATCCAGGACAGCGTCCCGGAGAATGGGGTCTCCTTTTGGAAACACCTCGTCGATAATGGAATTAATTTGCAACCCGATAATCTGATCAAGTGAAAGGCCTCGCTCCTCCGGAGCAAGGGTGTCCCTATTCCTAGGACACTCGAACACCTCAACCCATGTGAGGTCCTTCGTCAGTTTATTTTCAGATGTCAGAACTTGAAAAGTTTCTAACAATCCTATCATCAACTCTCTCTCCCCAGGGCGGACACAGCCTTTCTTCAACATAAGAACAGACTGTAATAGTTCCGCCCACGCCCCCGCACCTATATCTGCGATTCCATCCTTCTTCGCAGATAGGGATCGAATAAATCGTTGTCCCCTTCCGACTAAAATCGTCGGAACGTAGGTTGCCGGAGTCAGATTAAATGAAGCCAAAGCCTCCTCTTTCAAGATGCAAGCCGGTAAGGCCTGCCCCTTGTAAAAGGCAAAGAAGGAAGCAAATATATACTTCCAATACTTCATCCATCCGACTCCCTTCGACAGTACACTGTGGTAGTTTATGCTCTTTGATAAGGCATATCCGTCGGCATTGAAGCCGAATTTTACCCACAGTTGTAACGCGAGGTTCAACACCTCTTCATGCACACTCCGTGCATGGCTGTCAACATCTCCCAAGGAATTTTTGGAAGTGTCCGTTTTCCGCATCTTGGCGGAAGGCATTTCTGGAATTACCTTGAACGAATCGGGCACGTTGCTTCTCGCAATCGTGTTCGCGCCCGCGACGACACCGTTAATCAGTACACGCATTGCACTCCTTATATCGGATCTGGCCAAGATCCGAGGGGTGTATGCAGTATTGCAGTGACG